GAATAGAATATATCCTATTCCCAATATTATGAGGCAAGAGAAGGCACCAATAGCCCAACCATCAACGTCCATTTTGAATTGTTCCCATCGCGACAATTCCCTTTCTACTAGGTAGGGGACCTGTATCTTACGATCCACGTAGATCTCTTTCGAAGGGAGATATAACGTATCCCTAGGAACTCTCATGTTGGCGATCACGTTACCGAGACTATCCAAGGCGAACATGAGCTCTACGTTCTTGGTGTTGGCCATGTCCAGCCAACGAAGGACTACCTTACCGTTCTCATCGCATTCCATCAACGCACGGATGGAGGCGCTATCTACAGGCATGGGGTAAGGTATTAGCTTGTCTATATAGATCGAGTCTATACGATTCTCGATAGCGACAGGCTGAATCTTGGTCCGGCACCCGGACAGGGTGAGGATACCGGCTATCGCCAGCATCCCGCAAATCATTCCCGTTCTCATAATAAATTCCACCCCGCAATAACATCTGACATATCAGCCTCTCTCCCATTCTCAAATCGGCTCATCCCTGCCACAATCCGAATCATCTGTTCTCGGTCGTTGATGTTTATCGGATCGTCAGCCGGGATTCCAGCGTAGTCAGATACAAATTGAATGTACTTTTCCGTATGGTTCTCTTTCGGTGGTGCCCATCTTCCTATCATCTTGCGGATCGTATCCAGCTTATAGTTCCGGTAATAGTTAGACAAGATTTTAAAACCCGCTCGATAGCCGTGAGCCATCGTTTTAAACTGCTTAAACTCTTTGTCACGGCCCGGATTGACTTCGCCTTGGAATACATCGCTGTTACGTCTGATGTTAAGAGGGTTGTTATTTCTCAGCCCTCTCGGTAATTCATTCTTTTTCATCTTTGCTTTTTTAATTTGTTATGTATATTTGCAAAAAAATACTCACTATGGACTTACAACCTTTTTTCAAATTATTAAACGATGATGATAAGCGCCTCTTAAGGCCTATACTCATTTCTTTGCCATGTTTTTACACTCTCATCTCATTATATTTCCCTGACTTCAACTGCATGAATATTATTAGTGGAATAATAACTACCTTGGGAGTAACAATTATTATGACTGGAATTTTTTATTTCCAAATTGCATTTATAGACGAATACAACAGAGATACGACATCCAGCATGATCACTTGCTTATTAGTGTTCACGACATTTATAGCCATTTTGTGTGGCTGTTTGTCGAACTTTAGTATTAGCACTCTCTATGCTATTTTTACGGCTATTA